GATGTAATGGGTGGCCCATATCCTAAGAAGTGTATCTCTTGGGAAAAGATCAAGCAAGCAGTCGATAAGGGTGTTGCAGATAAGGATGCCAACGTCCTTGAAAAGTATGTTGGTGACTATGTGTTCAATCCTAAAGGCGGCATGAAAGAGATTCCAATTGGATCTCCGGTCGAAGTTATGGAGATTGGTACTGGCTTTATGATGGTTCGTCGTAAGACATTTGAGGACTACAGGAAAGCATATCCTCATCTCTCCTATAAGCCTGACCATGTTCGTACAGAACACTTTGATGGTTCGCGTGAGATTCTTGCATACTTCGATTGCGTAATTGATCGAGGTTATGGGTATGAGAATCTACATCAATTGTTAGCTGATGTTGCAGCTGGTAAAGAAGGCTTGCAAGAGACTGCTAAAAAGATGATCGCTGGTGAGCAGCATTCTTCTAAGCGTTATCTATCAGAAGACTATATGTTCTGCTATAACGTTGACCGCATGGGTGCACGTGTATGGTTCTGTCCATGGATGCAATTGCAACACGTTGGTAGTTATGTATTCGGTGGTAGCTTGGCTGACCTTGCTTCTATTGGTGCATCAGCTACAGCCGATGTCGGCAAACTGAATAAACCAAAGAAGTAACCTAAGGAGACTATATTATGAAACTTGAAGGCAGAACTCTTTCTATCCTCAAGAACTTTGCGAGCATCAACCCTTCTATCATGTTTAGACCAGGAGACGTTCTTAAAACAATGTCTCCTAATAAAACAATCTTAGCTCATGCTAAGTTGAAGGATTCGGTTGATGGACAATTCGCAATTTACGATCTGAGTAAATTCCTAAGCGTATTGAGCTTGTTTGATAAACCAACTCTAACAGCTCAAGATAAGTTTATGTCTATCGTAGACGGACAGCAACGTGTTAACTATACATTTGCTGATCCGAAAAATATTGTCCAAGCATCTGAGAAGACTCCTCAAGTCTCAGATCCTGAGATTACATTCAAGCTAACACAGGCTACATTAGATCGCGTACAAAAGGCTATGGGTGTGTTAAAGCTTCCTGAGCTTGCTGTCGTGGGAGATTGTAGTACTATCTTTGTTGAAGCTGTAGATTTAAAAAATCCATCCGCTGACAACTTTGCCGTGATTGTAGGATCTACATCCCACAAATTCAAGATGATCTTTAAGTCCGAGAACATTAAAGTAATTGCTGGTGATTATGATGTTGAGATTTCAAGTAAAGGAATCTCACATTTCAAAGGTGATGATATTGATTATTGGATAGTTGCTGAAGCAAGCTCGACGTTTGAGGCAAATGTATGAAGCCAACCTCTTCTTTTAAAATGAGTAAAACATCAAAACGTTTTCTTTCCACGATCGTTGATCCTCACAAGAGGGGTGAAGCAAAAAGGATGGCAATCCAAGGTGAGTTAGCAGCAGCAGCTGCAAAGTTTGCAAAAGTTGACAAATCCTCTAAAGAGTGATATAATGATGAATCAAAAAGTGCTGGATGAAATATACGAGTTGGAAGAACTGGTCGGCCAACTTCAGCGTTTTGAACAAAATGAGAAAACTGTAAAAGAATTACAGGAAACAATTGAAAGATTAAAGAGAATTCTCAACTCTTAATCAACATGAGGAATTTATATGATGAACGACCACTTTCTGTGGGTGGAAAAGTATAGGCCTAAGACTATACAAGATACTGTCTTATCGGCAGATCTGAAGCAAACGTTCCAGCAATTTGTTGATGATAAGGTTGTTCCTAACTTATTGTTGACCGGCCGTGCTGGTACTGGTAAGACGACTGTTGCTCGAGCAATGCTCGAAGAGCTTGGTTGTGATTATATTATAATCAACGGTAGTATGAATGGTAACATTGATACACTCCGTAATGATATTTCCAACTTTGCTTCTAGTGTATCCTTATCGGGTGGCCGTAAGTACGTTATCCTCGATGAGGCTGACTATCTCAATCCAAACTCTACTCAACCTGCTCTTCGTAACTTTATGGAAGAGTTTAGTAAGAACTGTGGATTCATTCTTACTTGCAACTTCCGTAATAGAATTATTGAGCCACTGCACAGTCGCTGTAGTGTAATTGAATTCAAGATCCCTAATAAAGATAAACCGAAGCTTGCTGCTAATTTCTTTAAGCGCGTCCTCAGTATACTTGAACAAGAGAATGTAGAAGCAGAGCCTAAAGCTGTTGCTGCTATACTTGAAAGACACTTCCCTGATTTCCGCCGTACATTGAATGAACTACAGCGTTATGGTGCCACTGGTAAGATTGATAGTGGTATCCTCGTAAACGTGCAGGAAACGTCTTTAAAGGAGCTGATTAGCTTTATGAAGACGAAAGACTTTACTAATGTTCGTAAATGGGTTGGTGAGAACTTAGATACCGATCCTGTTGTCCTATTCCGAAAGTTTTATGATAGTGCATCAGAATGTATGAAACCATCTGCAATCCCTCAGCTCGTGTTACTACTTGCTGAATATCAATACAAGCAAGCGTTTGTTGCTGATAGTGAAATTAATATGGTGGCGTTTTTAACTGAAGTGATGGTGGAGTGTGAATTTAAATGATTGAATTACAACCTAAAGATACAAGCAAGGGACATTTTTATGTTAGCCTTGTTAAGAGCATTGTCAGAATTGGAGCTGGTGGCTGTTTAATTATGGGCAACTTATTCTTTGCAGGATTTTTGTTGATTCTTGCTGAGGGGTTAGGTATACTCGAAGAGTTGGTATGAAGTACAAATATATTATGTAAGGAGTTATATTATGGAGATTCAAAATGGTCGTAGAGGATTTGTTAAGGGCTTCGGTTTGTTTTCTGCTATGCTTGCAGGCGCTGCTGTTGTGCGTGCGGAGAGTGCAGCTCCCCAGTTCGGTAACAGCGTTGTACCTATTCCTAATAGCACTGCTGTTGGCAAAGCCATTGATCCAGCCATTATTTCTTTAATCGAAGAACAGGCGACTAATCATCTACAGTTAACACATACGTATGGTGAGATTGCTCCACCACCACCTCCTCCACCAGTTGAGCGGCTGCGGTTTGGTAGTGACGGATCGATGCTCATTTCTAATTGGGCTACTGGAGGCACAACTACAGGATCGTTCTTACAGATTAATGCTAACGGTGGTGTAAACATTGGCGGCAAGAACAAGCAATTTGTTCCTGGTACAGAGAATGAAGTATCTGTTAAAATGGTAGTAGGTCCAGATGGTGAACTATACTTAAAGGTGAAAGATCAATGGAAACGAGTACTAACGACATAGTCGAATGTACAATCTGTCGATGCGATTTTGATATTGCTGGTGAGGGGGGTATAGAGGGCAACCTTGGAATACTACCGGTTGCCTTTTGTCCAACATGCTTAGCGGGACTCGAAGATATGTTCGAGCAATTGAATGAATGATTTATTGAGACCGACGTTCGAGTGGATTAGGAATGATTATAGAACTTATCCTCTACGTTTTTATGTGGAGCTACTTGCTTGGGCTATTAGTGTCGGATGTGCTATCACCATGGCTGTTACAGTACCGAACCCACCTCTTCTTGCATTATATCCTGTTTGGATTACTGGGTGCGCTTTGTACGCTTGGGCTGCTTACACTCGTAAAAGCTTTGGTATGCTCGCTAACTACCTTTTGCTAACAAGCATAGATATGTTTGGTTTGATAAGAATGCTTACACAATGAACCCGTTTGAATTTGTAAATGCTATCAATAGTCAGTCTAAGAAAGATCTTATGACTGGTACAGAAAACGACGAACTGGCAGAGAGTGGCTACGTCCCTTTTGTCGTTAACCGAGCCTTATCTTATTTTCTTGATACCATAATGTATGCTAACCATATGAATATACACAGGATTTTAGATAATAAGCTCCAATTCCACTATCTCCTAAATACTATTCGTCCGGGGAAAAGATTCTCAAAATGGGCAAAAAAGGAAGACAGTGATCTCCAACTTGTTATGCAATACTTCTCTTACGGTGTTGATAAAGCTAAGCAGGTCTTACCATTACTGTCTAATGAACAACTATCCATGATAAAAACAACATTACAAAGTGGAGTTCAGGATGATATTGCTCGATAGCTTTGTCGAAGTGAAATTAACAAATGAAGATGATTTTTTAAAAGTCCGTGAAACGTTAACACGGATAGGCGTAGCTTCCAAGAAAGATCAAAAACTGTTTCAGTCATGCCATATCTTACATAAGCAAGGTAGGTACTACATTGTGCATTTCAAAGAATTGTTTGCTCTAGATGGCAAACCAACCAACATATCGGAAGATGATGTGTCTCGTAGAAACACGATTGCCAACTTAATGGCAGAGTGGGGCTTAGTGACTCTCCTCGATCCAGTCAAAAGTAAAGAACCAGTCGCACCTCTCTCGCAAATAAAAGTATTGGCATATAAAGAGAAGGACGAATGGGAGCTTGTCACTAAGTATAATATCGGCCGTAAGAAGTAGTTGTCTTTTATTTCAATTGGTGTTAGAATCAATTCATGGATACAAAATGGCACAAACGCTTCTTTCAGTTAGCCCACCACGTAGCTAGTTGGTCGAAAGATCCAACAACTCAGGTTGGTGCATGCATTGTAAACGAAGACAAACAAGTAATCAGTTTAGGGTTTAATGGTCTTCCCCGAGGTGTGGAGGATCTGGTTTCTCGTTACGATGATAGGGAAACGAAGTACAAGTTTGTTTCTCATGCTGAACGGAATGCGTTAGATAATGCGTTTGTTGATACAAAAGGATCAACGTTGTATGCGACTTTATTTCCTTGCAATGAATGCGCAAAGGGAATAATACAAAAAGGAATTAAGACAGTAGTGACGGTTGAGTCTGATCCTACAAGGCAACACAACAACGTTGATATATCATTACAAATGTTTAAAGAAGCTGGGGTTGAAGTTATTTTTATAAATAATCAAAAATAATTGTTGACATTAATGCAATTAACATATATAATACATGAACAGTAAGAATTTTAGAGAAAAAGAAATGAAACATTTATCCTTATCCTTATGTGGCTATACGCAGCCAGATACATCACTAGAGCACAATCGCGGCTCATGGGATGCGTTTGCGCCTAGTATTTGCGCAGGGGGTCTAAAAGGATAATAGTGTAACTCTACAACTAGAATCTAATTTAAGGACCCCCGAAAGCGCAAGCTCTCGGGGGTTTTTCTTTATGTTGACTTTTTTACGTTTGTTTATAATGAACGTAGTTTTAATAAAAACAATGTTCTTTTACAATTTGGATCACAATGCTCGGTTCGTCTAACGGTTAGGACGCTGCCCTTTCAAGGCGGAAACGAGGGGTTCGATTCCCCCACCGAGTACCATATAAAAACTCTCTGAGTGGCTACACTGGAGTATGGCAACCTACGTTTATTCTGCAGAACGATGTAGGACCACCAGGAAGAGCGGGGCCACCACAGATTCAAGCACTACAGAGAGTTCCTATATGGTGTTGACTTTATAAAGTCTTCATTGTAAAATATAGACATGCGGGATTCGTAAAATGGTATTACCTCATCCTTCCAAGTTGATGTCAGCGGTTCGATTCCGCTATCCCGCTCCATGCCCTATTAGTATAATGGTATTACACCTGTTTTGTAATCAGGTTACGGCAGTTCGATTCTGTCATGGGGCACCAAAAATTATTAGGCCTTAAAGTGTTCATGGACGCACACGACACTGTCACTGTCGAAGAGTGGGGATCGTTACCCCCTAAGGCCGCCAAGTTTTGTGGTAAGTTAAGTAAAAGGAGCATGGGCAAGTTAGTCGCGCAACTAACCAGATACCGCACCTGCCACAAATTCATTATCGCGGGATAGAGTAACGGTAATTCAGAAGTCTCATAAGCTTCAGATCTTGGTTCGATTCCAGGTCCCGCAACCAAAAGAAAAGCCCCGATGACGGAATTGGTATACGTGTTGGTCTTAGAAGCCAAATTTTGAGAGTTCGAGTCTCTCTTGGGGCACCAGTTTTATTCCAGAGTAGCACAGCGGTAGTGCAGTTGACTGTTAATCAATTGGTCGTAGGTTCGATCCCTGCCTCTGGAGCCAATTAACGGAGAATGAGCAGCATTGGCGACTGCAGCAGACTGTAAATCTGTGTCCTCACGGAAACTTGGTTCGACTCCAAGATTCTCCACCATTTTAACTAACTAGGAAGTATATGGATATTGATCAAGCGGCAGTATTTTTAGCTGGCACAATTTTGACAGCACTTGGGTTTGTCGTTATAGTGATAGCAGCAGTTGTTATTAATAACATCATCCACAAATACTGGAAAAGTTTTGGTTGGGACTTCTTTCCAATGTATGTTAGTAGGGTAGAAGTAACTCATGAAGATCCTAAGTTAGACAAGACAAAAAAATAAATTTATCTCTCTAAAGCGTTATCAGGTTGCGTACACGGTTTGGGGCCGTGTGGTCTAGGTTCGAATCCTAGTAGGGAGACCAATATGGGGGTGTAGCTCAGCTGGGAGAGCGGCTGCTTTGCAAGCAGTAGGTAGCGGGTTCGAGTCCTGTCACCTCCACCAATATGCCGCTTTAGCTCAATTGGTAGAGCACCATCTTGATAAGGTGGGGGTAGCTGGATCGTAACCAGCAAGCGGTACCATGCTACTTTAGCTGATGTGGTCATAGCGGCGGTTTGAAGAACCGTTGAACTAGGTTCGATTCCTAGAGGTAGCACCAAGATAAGGAAGGTAATGCAGCGGGGATGGTCCTGCGACTGGCCTTGAAAACCAGGTTCTCTTAACAGGGATGGGGTTCGACTCCTCTGTCTTCCGCCAACATTATGGAGAGTTGGGTGAGTGGTTAAACCAGTGGTTTGCTAAACCATGATTCAGAAATGGGTCCATCAGTTCGAATCTGATACTCTCTGCCAAATTAACGTTGCTCCTATAGCTTAATGGTAAAGCTCCGAACTTATACCTCGGCGATGCCTCTAGATGAGGGGATGATCTAGGTTCGAGTCCTAGTGGGAGTACCAACAACAGTGCGATGCCCGAGTGGCCCAAGGGAACGGATTGCAAATCCGTAAAACCGTGAGTTCGAATCTCACTCGCACTTCCAAGCGGATATGATGGAATTGGTATACATATCAGACTTAAAATCTGAGTTCTCCGAGTTCGAGTCTCGGTATCCGCACCAATTATAGGTCCTTAGTAAAATGAATATTACACAACGCTACGAACGTTGAAGTGGGAGTTTGATTCTCTCAGGACCTACCAATTTTGTCTCGCTGGTGTAATGGCAGCACGATGGTCTCCAAAACCATTAGTCGGGGTTCGAGTCCCTGGCGGGATGCCAATAGGGTGATATAGCCTAGATGGATAGGCGCGGGTCTCATAAGCCCGTCAGATTGGATCGTTACCAATTATCACCACCACGTTGACCTTTTATTGAAAAGAAGGTATAATAAAGACTGTTCCCTGATAGTGTAGCGGTAACACAGTTGACTTTGACTCAACTATCACAAGTTCAAATCTTGTTCGGGGTGCCATTTAAAAAAGGAAAGAAAATGAAACGAAAGATACCCGCTAAGCAACGCAACTGCTTCGTTCGCTTGGCTCTATTCAGAAAAGCAGGGTCGCATCGTAAGAGCAACAAGGCTCTACGTCGTGCCGCCAACCAATCATTGATGGGAGTATAACTTAACGGCTAAAGTAGTAGGCTTTTAACCTATTAATCAGAGTTCGATTCTCTGTGCTCCTACCATATAAAAGCATATTAAATTAGTGTGTTTCTATATGGCACCAATACCCCACTGGACAAATTGGTAAAGTCGCTTCTCTCAAAAGGAAGAGGTCTCCCTGTTCGAATCAGGGGTGGGGTACCAATCTGGCGTTCGTTCAACGGATAGGACATCATTCTTCTAAAGTGATTATAGAGGTTCGATTCCTCTACGCCGGACCAAAAAGTTTTGTAAGTGTCAGCAAGAGAAAGTCACGCTATCTAGGTTTCTTCGAAGGACCGAAATAGTAGAAGGTAATGGGTTCGACACCCACCCTGCGGGGAACTGCAGGGGTCCATTGAGGCGACTAAACTGGACCAGTATCCTAAGTGACGTACCGAGTCCCGTCCGGATTTATTACACGGGTGAATGGTTGCTATAATGATGGAGCAACTACTTACAAATTCAATATGGAGTTGTTAGTTTAGTGGCAAAACCACGGGTTGTGATTCCGTTATCACGAGTTCGATTCTCGTACGACTCCCCAACATTTTTTTAAAAAGGAAACAATTATGCCAGCAGTATTTTTAGTTAGCGATACGCACTTTGGTCATGCTGGCGTATGTCGCTTTACTCGTGAAGATGGGGTCACGAAACTTCGGCCATGGGATGATCCGGAAGAGATGGACGAAGCAATGATCAAGGCTTGGAACGAGAGAGTGAAGCCCACTGACAAGGTCTACCACTTAGGTGATGTTGTTATCAATCGTAAAGCATTAAAGACACTACATCGATTGAACGGAGATAAAGTTTTGATTCGTGGTAATCACGATATCTTTAGGGATGATGAGTATCGTCAATACTTTAGAGAGCTTAGAGCATACCATGTAATGAGTGGAATGATTCTAAGCCACATTCCAATCCATACCGATAGCCTTGGTAGGTTTGGAGTTAACATTCACGGACACCTACACGCTAACCGTGTAATGAAAATGTGGATACGTGGACCAGAAATTGATACTAGATACCATTGTGTATGCGTTGAGCAGACACCAGACTTTGCTCCAATCCTTTTTGAAGATGTTATCCAACGAATCAAAGATGAGGGGGGTGAGGTTGGATTTAAAAGTGGTAATGGTCCCACAATGTAATATGCCTCGGTAGTTTAATGGTAGAACGCCATCCTTACACGGTGGATACGGGAGTTCAATTCTCCAACGAGGTACCAAATACCACGAAAGTGTATCATGTTAGATAAAAAAATAGACGTAGAAAAAGTAAAAGCGTTCGTAGATAGTTGTGGTCCAAATACTAAAATTTATATCGGTTGCGATTCAGAACGTTTTAAGTATAAAGGTGAGTGGTATGCTGACTACACATTAGCTGTTGTCGTTCATATCAATGGACGTCATGGGTGTAAAATCTTTGGCGCTGTTGAACGTGAACGCGATTATGATGTTAAGAAAAACAGACCGTCTATTCGCTTAATGAACGAAGTGTATAAGGTATCTGCTTTGTATTTGGAATTAGTAGAGCAGATTGTCGAACATGATATTGAAGTACACCTTGACATTAACCCCAAAGAAGAGTATGGTTCTAGTTGTGTTGTTAGTCAAGCAATTGGCTACATTAAAGGAACATGCAACGTCACTCCTTTGGTAAAACCACAAGCATTCGCTGCTAGTTACGCTGCTGACCGTTGGAAAGAAATATTAGCTGCTTGAACAAATAAAGTAGTATAAATACCCATATCTCAGGGATGGGAACGTATACATAATAGTACTGACGCAACGATATGGCGTCCCTGTAACAGTAAGCAGGATCTTTACTACGCCTTCGGGGTAGTTATTTTAAACTCGCTTAATTAAGGAGAACATTATGTTATCAAGCGTAAACACAACCATCGACGCTATTCAAGGCGCCAAAACCTCTTTTGTAGATACATTCGTAACTAACAAAGAACTCAAACAACCTCTCAAGACTTTTATTGATGCACAAGCTTCGTTCGCGAAGGATGTTGCAAAGTCAGCATTTGATTTTTACACATCTGTTGGAACAGCTGCTGCTTCCGTCGACGTGAAAAAAGCATTCGCTACTAAGTAAGGAGACGGTTATGACTCTAATACCACAATTCCTCGGGAAAGACTTCGACCGTTTTTTCATCGGGTTTGATGAGCAGTTTAACAACTTGCAAAAACTACACGACGACTTAACTAAGAACATTCCTAACTATCCTCCATATAACATTCGCAAGAATGATGACAATCACTATACTATTGAAATTGCTGTTGCCGGTTTCGGTCAGCAAGATATTGACATTGAAATGAATGATGGTAAGTTAGTTGTTCGTGGTAATATTGCAAACGACGCAGAAAGCGAAAGCTTCCTCTTCAAAGGAATTGCAAACCGTGCGTTTACTCGTACATTTGCATTGAACGATGAAATCGAAGTCAGGGATGCTGAAATTTTTAACGGCATGCTTAAAATAGCATTGGAGCGTTTGATTCCAGAGCACAAGCAACCAAAGAAAATAGCAGTAAAAGCTAAGACTGAGAAACAACTCTTAACAGAGAAGAAGTCTAGCAAACAAGAAATGTTAGTAGAGTAACACTAGCGGAGAAGGCCGAGGACAACCTCGGCCTTCTTTTTGTCCAAATCACATATGGGTAGAAACATGCATAAAGAATTAGAACCATTAGCAGGAGTAGAAGCTCCTACATTAGCAGACTTTTGGAGTTGGGTAAAGAACACATTTACCGTATCTTACGAGGGTGAAATCGAAGCATACCTCGCCGACTCCATCGACCACGCTGACTTAGAAAATAGAATCAGAAGATTACAACGTAGAGGAATGATATGAAAGTATTGAACGGAATTAAACAATTTTTTGTTGTCTTATTAGAAGTAATCCAGGAAAGTAAGAAAGCTGAGGCTCGTAAATATTTCAGAAATCAATAAGGATTAATTATGGATAAGATTATGTG